GCCGTGAATACGGTGATCAAGACTTTGCCGGCATTCAGGTTGAGGTTGGCCGCGGACAGGGACGTATGCGGGGCCGCCGAACCGAAGACGTGCACCGGCGACCACGGGTCGGCATTCGCCGGTCCCCCGCCGCTCGGCGCGGGCAGGTGCCGGTATGCCAAACCGGGGTTCAACCGCGGCTCGAACGCCCACGAATTTGCCCCCGTGCGACGGTACAGGCCCGGCCACGTGAACCCGGATCCGCCGCCCAGATCGGCAGCCGTATCGGCCCAGCGCAGTCGATCTTCGCCGCCCGCGCCGATCCCGATCCAGCTCGTGCCGCCGTAGACCTCCAACAGCCCGGTCGTGGTATTCCACCGCGTGGCGCCCGCCGGCGGCGACGCAGGGCGCTGGGCGGTCGTACCGGCCGGGATCGCCGCGGCGCTCGGTAACAGCCCGACGTAGCGCGCGTCGGCCGATACCCAGCCGGCGTTACGGCGTACGTAGGCGACACCGTCCGACGGTGCGTCGGGCAGCCCGCCGCCGCTGCCGCCTTGCTGTACGCGCGTGTCGACGTATCCCTTGGTAGCGAGGTGTTGATCGTTCGTCGGTGCCGCAGTCATGGTGATCTGACCGGTCACGGTCACGTTGCCGGTGCGCGGCACCAACAGTGCGTCCTGGCTGTCGACGTAGCCTTTCGTGGCCAGGTGCTGCGGTGACGTGGGGGCTGCCGTCAGCTCGACCTGCCCCGTGAGCTGCCCGCCACCGGTACGCGGGATCGCGTGGTTAGCCAGTGGTGCGGTGCCGTCACCTAGCAGCACTCGGGGCGTGGTATCGGCGGCAGCGAACGGCGGCCGCACCACGGCTTCCGTCACGCGGTCGTCCAGCTGTTGGACCTGAATAGCCAGCCGGTCGAGTGCGCGGGTCAGCGTACTCGGCCGGATAGTCGAAGCATCGCTGAAAGCTGTCGGTTGTTCGTAGGGAGCGCCGCCGATGATCAAGAGTTTATGGCCGTTAGGCAGTGGATTACTCAGGTGTACGATGGCGGACGTATCGGCTTGCGGGATGCTGACGGTGTAATCCACACCCCACGTCAGCTCGCGCACGTTGTTTTCGAGGTCTTTGACGAACACGCGAACGTCGCGTGTCGACAAAACCCGAAACGGGGCATCGAACTGTCGCGTGACGCCGTTACCTGTGTAGACTGGCGAACGTCGCCGTCCGGCCGCAATCGGCATGAGCTAGCCTCCCCTTCTGTCTTCTACGTCGACATGTAGTGCATTGCACCGCTGTTGCAACGTCAGCGTCGAGCGCCGAATATCCACTCGGACGGGCTCACGTCTTCACCTTCCGAAGTGCGCCATGCGGCGCTTATGAGCCGGTTGGTCTGCGTGGTCGGCAACCCGGTGGCGAGCCCGATGGCGCGCACGATGGCTGTGACCGTTCCGCGATGGAGCTCTTCTTGCTCGATGTCGCGGAGCACGCGGACCACTGGTTGCGTCAGCACGTCGACAATCGATCCGTAGGCGCCACCCGGCGAGAAGCCCTGCAGCGGGCCAGCGAGATCGCGCACGACCGGTAACCCAGCGGCGGCCGCGAGCAAGCCTTCTTTGACGACGAATTGCAGTAGCTTCAAGTACCGATCATCGTCGTCATCGTCGTCCTCTTGCAGCCCGGGCAGGCGGCCGAGTGCCAGAGATATCAGCACAGCTTCGAGGGCGAACAGAATGATGAGGTCTGTTGCCAGGGCGAACGCTGCTCCGAGCGCCCTCGGGCCGAAACCAGCCGTGCGCATCTCTTGCACGCCGCGGCGCACACGCTCTTCGCCGACGTTCAACTTGGCGATCATGTAGCTGGCCAGCGCCGTGAACAGCCGCACTACGGCCGACTGCCGCGTAGTCCGGCTCAACGTCCCGCGCTCGAACGCCGTACGATCCGACCATTCGCCGCCCGCCTGCGCGCGCACGACGGCCGCGTCGGCTGCGGCGACGGCATCGCGTTCGTCGAGCCCCTCACGCAGTGCCTGCCCGTAAGCAGCGATCCAGGTCGGCACGTCGACGGTGTAGAACTGGAACTTCTGCATCGCCAAGAACGCAGCCGGCGCCATGTACTTGCGCATGATCCGCGAGTAGCCGCTCTCGATGGCGCCGCGGTTGATGCTGTCGAGGATGTCGTTGATGTCTTTGTTGAACGTCGTCTGCCGCGTCTGCATCAACGACGATTTGGAGACGACCTCGCGCACGGCACTGTGTGGGCGCTTGAGGTACGACCACAAGCCACGCAAGAAGACTTTGTGGCCGAGTGCAACAGACGATTGCACCAACCCCGTGGGCTGCATGATGAGCGTCAGCATGTTGAAGCCGAGCGACGCCAGCGTGAAGTTCGCTTTGGCTTGTGCTGCCAGGCGGCTCAACATGTCGGCTGCGTGGATCTGCCCGACTGCCACGTCCTGGATCCACAGTTCGAGTGTGGCCAGTTCGTCGAGCATACCGCGTGCCTGGAACGCGGCGCGGATGCGCGGGTTGCGCAAGAGCCGCCACGTGGCCGCTACGGCCTCGCCGAGCGCCAGGTCGTGTATCACGCGCCCGAGGTGCCGGTGGGCCACGGCCACATCGAGTAGGAGGACGCGTCCGCCGCTGCCTGCTTTGCGCTCGATGAGGTGGCCCCGCGCGGTTTGCGCCCGCCCGAACTGCCCGGGTAGCATGTTCATCATGATCTCGGCGTCGCGTTCGTCGGTAACCTGCGCCGACAGCTCGCCGTCGTAGACGATCGGATAATAGCCGCCGCGCAGCACGCGTCCCGAGGGTGTCGTGTAAGGTGTGGGTTCGACTTTCTTCGGCGGCACGCCGGTGACGCGGCGCTCGCGTTCGGCGATCGCCCCCCAGTAGCTGTCGATGAGATCCCACATGCCTTGGACGAAGTCCCAGTCGCGGTCGTCCAGCTCGGCCATGAGCTGTTGGATTTGGTCCATCGTGAAACCGCGCGCCTTCGGGTCCGTCAAACGCTGGATGTTGTCGGCGTTGCCGAGATTGAGCGCGATCGCGATAAGATCCCACTTGGACAACGGTTCGTGCCAGCCCTTGCGCATCATACGGCGGCTCATCTCGCGCATCTCGGCTCGACTGTAGACGCTGTAGAGCTTGTCGAGCTTCTCGCCGAGCTCGCGCCGCATGATCGTCTCGCGTCGGGCGCCGGCGTCTACCGCTGCCTTGAAGTACTTGTAGGCCGGGCCGAGCGTCGCTTGTCCGTCGATACGCCGCAGGATGGTGCTGGCCGTGCGCACCAAGTTGAAGTACGAGCGCAGCCCGGCCAGCGGCTTCGGCCGCGGCACACGCTCACGCGGCTCGATGGGCACGTTGGCGTCGAACGCTGCCAAGATCTCATCGACCACTTCGTCGAATTGGCGGGTCTCTTCGCCGATCCGGATGCGTTGCGCCCATCGCGCCACGTGATCCAGGTTACGCAACGCGTCGTAAAGCCCGCGCATCTCGGCTACCGTGATCTGCCGGTAGTGGATCTTTTCGAGCCGCGCGGCCACTTCCGGCGCGATGATGAGTTCGTTCTCTCGGCCTTCGGCGCGCATACGTTCGATCAAAGCTTGCAGCGCCGCCATGGCGTCGAGTTGCGATCGACTGGTCTTGCGGAACTCGTACTTGTCGAGCAGCTCATCGATCGCAGCCAAGTACTCGGGCGCCAGCTTCTCGCGGGTCGACTTCTTCTGTAGCCGGCGGGCCAGGCGCTCCAACTTGCGGGTCGTGTCCTTTATCTTGACCGCTTCGGCGTAGGCCGCGAAGTTGATCAATTGCTTACGCTTGGCTTCGTAGGCTTCGGCCAGCTTGCCGGCTTCCAGTGCATCGAAGGCCTCGCGCGCCGCGCGGCGTTCGGCCGCCAAGTACAAGGCCGCCCGCTCGGCATCGACCACGCGCATGTCTTCGAAGCGCCGGCGCACGATCTCGCGCGCCATCTGCCGCGTGAGTGGCGGCTCTTTGATTTGCGCCGCCTCGGCGATTGCCGCCACTTCGGCCGCGAGTAGTCGACCCGTCGCTTCACCGTGCAAGGCACGCTTGGCCGCCTCCTCCATCTCGGGCTGAAGCACCGGATCCGGCGGCGTGCTGGCGGTCAGTTGGTCGGCGACGCGCGCTTCGACGGCGCGGAAGAGTGGCGGCGTGCGAAGCAGCGTCTGTACCAGTTCGTCACCCGAGCGGAAGCCGAGCATCTCGGCGGCCGCATCGAGCGGCATGCCTTGCACGCCTTCGGCCGTGTAGATGGCTCGCCGCCCACGTGGCAGTGCCCGTAGCACGTCGGGACCGTAGCGCTCGATGAGCTCGCGGCGGTCGAGCCGTTGCTCGGGTGGTACGGCCGCGGGGGCGTTCGGGTCGCTCGGGTCGCGCAGATCACCGAGAATGGCCAGCGCACGATACTCGGGGCGCTGACGCAACTCGGCCAGCGCTGCTTTACGCAATGCTTCTTCGCGCTCACGCCGCTGTTCGTCCACTTCGGTGTGTATCTCGGACAGCACTTCGTAGACTGCGACGGTCTCTTGCTCACGGAGTGCTTCGTCCTCCAACTCTTTCAGGCGACGCCATTTCTCCGGCGGCAGGCCCAGTTGTTCCGCCAGTTTCTCCGACAGCCGGCCGAGGTTCTCGCGGCCGCGGGCCTCTTCGAGCTCGGCCTCGGTTGCGAACAGCCGATCGAACACGGTGCGGATCTCGGGGCTGATACGCACGCGCAGCTCATCGAGCGAGCGGTAGATCGCCATGAGCCACGCCCGGAACGCGTGGAACGCCCGCCGCAGTGCGTTCGACGGCGCGCGACCTTCGCGGAGGTAAGCCTCGGTGCCGCGCGCCCACAGCTCTTGTAGCGCTGTCCAAATCGCCCGGTCGGCATCGCCGCGTCCGGTCGACCCGGTGACGAGATACGTCCGCACGTCGTCCGCCGTGACCGCCGGGCCGATGCGGCTCGCATCTTCGGCCACCGTGTCGGCGTTGTCGGCCCACCACTGCCCGATCGTCTGCCAGTCGGTAGCCAGATCCGGTTTCGCCTCGCCGGACTTGACGAGTTGTTCCATGATCCAGAGATAATGGTGCCCCATCTCGTGAAGCAGTGTCGACAGGTTCGCCTGCGAGAACAGCGTGATGACGGCGCGCTCGCCTTGCCGCGGTGGCAGTACGATCTGGCCGCGGATCTTGCGCTGCATCCCGGGCTGGAATAACGGGAAGCCCTTGCGCGCCGCCTCGCGCATCTCTGGCGTGATCCGGACGCCCCAAACCCAATCTGGCACGAAGTCGTTTTCAGCGTCGGTGTCTTGCTCTTCGGCCTCACGTCGCAACTCGTCTAGAGCGGTGACAACTGAGCTGAATACAAGCGCGTTATCTTCGCGAATACTGCGCACGCCGCGCCCGAATACAGCGCTGATTTCGTCGCTACTACCTAGCACGTCTGCAACAGCGTTCCTGATCAAGGCTTGCACGCCTTTGTCGGCTTTTGCGTACACCCGCCCTGCGGCGCGGCTCAGCCTTTTGATGTCGGCATTGCGTGCTGCAAACCCGAAGTCATCCAGCGCTCGCTCTTTCAGCTCTTGCAGCTGTAGCGCGTCGGCGGTTTGTGCCCTGTCGCCGCTTACCTCAGCGTCTTCCAATGACAACACGTAGTCGTCGGTTACGACGAGGTCAGCAAGCTCAACGCTTAGCCAGCTGGCAACTTGTTGCGTCCAGTCATCGGCTGCAAGTGTGTCGCCGCCGGCAATTATTGCGTCGTAAACTTTGCTTATGAACTGCTCGACACGCTCCGAGAGGCGCCCACCCGCAAAACGAAGATAATCCGAGAAATCCTCACGCACCAATCGTACGCGTTCGACCGGCGGCAGCTGCATGAACAGCGTGGTGTCTTCGGTTCGCGATTTCTCTTCAGGCGTAAATAGGTCTTCGATCTTCTCTACGCGTGCACCGTACTTCTTCGCGAAGTCGTCAACGAACTTCTTGATCAGCCTGTCGTAGACGGTCTCGTACCCGCTCGCCCCGAACTTCACGTCGGTTGCGTTCGCCTCACCTTTTTCTTCGTCGAGAACCCGCGCCGTGAGCGCGTCGCCGATAGTCGCACTCAGCCGCGTGCCCAACAGCTGTTGCACCGTATTCTGCGCGTCGGTAGGCGGTTCCGAGGCGCCGAGCCCGGTCACGATGCCGTTGCGGTCGACAAGAAGCGTGATGGTGCGGCCGGTAGATCGATCTTGCGCACCGATATCCAGATGCACGATGCGGTGCGCGCCGATTGCGCGAGCCAGATGCTCGTCCAACAAATCGGCGTATGCATCTTTCAAGTCATATTCGTCGTACCAAATAGTTGTGTTTCGACCAACCATGTTGTTTATGCGTCGCAGCTCTGTGCGCCAGTAGTGATGTTCCAGTTCCTGCGCAAAATTCAGCGGCACTTCTTCAACAAGCAAATCGACCGCAGAAGCATGAAGCGAAGTCACGACAACGCGGTAACCTATGTGCTCAGGTAGCGTGCCAACAGCGGAGTAAAATACAGAACGTTCGCCGTCATCGATGATGCGGTTGATGTAATACTTTATGACGGCCAACGCAGCGCGCCCGGCCGCTTCTTTGTTCCCATTGAAGTATGCATAAAGCAAGCCGGCCGGTAAGTACTCAGCCAACTTCAAATGTACGTGCTCGTTGACTTCATCGATGTCGAAAATCTCTTTCAGCGCTTTCTTGAGCGCGCGCTGTCGGAGTTTTTCGCGCGCCGCCTGTAGTTCGGTGGCCAGCTCGGCGCTGGTTGCCGGCGTCGGCGCGCCCCACCAAACGCGTCGGATGATGTTCTGTACAGCCATGTCCCAGCGCTGTTCCTGGACGTAAGCCGGCGTCCAAGCGAGCCAGTCGTAACCCTGCCTGATCGCATGGTGAAGCGCCCACTTGACGGCAAGCAGCTGCAGTCCGGAGCGATCCAGCGGCGACACAGGGACGTTTCGCATCAACCCTGATGCGACGTCACTTTCGACGCTACTGGTCGGGCTCGCTGTCACGAGTTGTTCGGCCGCGCGCACGGCAGCGATGTAGTCGGCCACGGCGGTTGTGCCGCTGGCCGACGCATCGGGCAGCTGAGCGCGTATCGCAGCCACGCGATCGCGTAGTTCGTCGGCTACCACAGCGTACCCGCCCGCAGCCGTAGCGATCCGTTGTTCGGCGTCGGCCTCGGGTAGCCGAGCCCATTCGAGCAAATCGGCAGGCGAGGCTACGCCAGCATACAGCCACGTCGGCGCGGAAGCCAGTAAACTGGCTACCGACGGCAGTTCGGCGTCCAGCATGTGGAACGCGTCGACGACCGCAGCCGCCACCTTGGAAGCACGCTCGTAGGCTGAATTCTCCGGCTTCAAATCACCGTGCGCCGTCGCAGCGCGGGCCAACGCTTCGACAGGTACGTTGAATGCACGCGAAAGTCGCGCGATGTAGACGTCACGTGTCTTGAAGAACGGAGTGTCCTTGTTGACGATCGCCGTTGCCAACTCGGGGAAATCACGGGTAGTCGGCCCTTCTCCGATAGCAGTTGTTTCCGGGTTTCCGAAATCGGCAGATCTGGCGGCCATGAGCTCGACAAACACTTCGTCGGCAGCTATCAGCCAGCGATAACTGGATGCGAGACGCGCACGCGTTTTCTTGACCGTGCTTGCAAGCGCCGGCATTTGGTTCACGAAAAGGTTTTCAGCATCTGTAACACGACGCATCAGTTCGTCGGAGCGCAAAATTTGCAACAAATTCTCCGGATCCAGCTTCTTCTCTTTAAGCTCTTTTTGCAACCTGATCGGCAACTTGGCGAACGTCGACACGAACCGGTCGATTGCAGCTGCGTATTGCGCATCGGCCTGCATCACCTCGCGAACGGCGTGCGCGAGAAGCGCGGCCTTTTGCTCATCCTGAAACACCAAGTCGAGCTTGTCAGCTAGATCGACCTGTTGCTGTAGCCTGTTGTAGTGGTCGTCCAAATCGCGGCCGATACCGTACACTACATCATCCCAAGACTTGAACAGTTCCGCTAGCGGAATTGCTTTTGCATAAGCATCCGCAGCTTTCAAATAACTGTCCAATGCATCGTACAGCGCTTTATGATTTTGTTCGAGCCTGGCTTTCTGCTCGTCACTGCTCGAATAATATTCACTCAAAACGGCATCGAACCTTGCCTTGTTCGCAAGTCGCCCGGTCGAAGACGTGAGTACGTTCGCGAACAGCCTTACAGGAGCTCCGGCCGCCCCGGGGTCGGCACCGAGTACGACAAAGGCTCGCCACAGACGATCGATGAATTGGTCGGCCTTTGGCTGTGTCTTCAGCCAGTCCATCCAGTAAGCGAAGTAATACTCATCGAAGTCAGAAAACGCCAACTTTTTGAGTTCGTCTCTTATCTCCCAAGGCAGCTCCCAGCCGATAAGCTGCTTGATCAAATTGACAACGGTTTTGGCGCGCTTCGTTACCTTCGGATACAGAACTTGATGTGGCGGCTCAGCGGTTGGTTGGCTCGCTACTGCCGACAAACGTATCTCGGTAGCAGCCGCCGCGGCCCCCGGACCGACGATAGCGGCCGCCGGATCGAATTTCGCGGCTTCAGCCAGCTGCGTCCCGAAGTCGGATTGCACTTCCTCGATGAAAAACACGCGCTCTTCGTCCGGCGCCGTACGCACCGTATAGCGCAAATGGCTCAACGGATTGACGTCCCCGAAGTGCGTCTTGATATGCTCTACAGAAGCTCGCGGAAGGAACACGTTGAGCCCGGTGTTCGCCAACTCGGGCGACACGATCAAAACTTCGCCGTATTCGGTATAATTTTTAACAGGTACTGTGTATTGCTCGTATTGCGGAGGCACTCTCCGTTCGACAACCTCGGCATCGGACAATTCCGCTGGGTCCAAAGCGTAAGAAGGCTCCGTCCGGATCAACGCTTTAACTTGCAACCCGTTGGTTTCCAAATAATCCAACAACTCGGCCTTGGTGACCTTGTCCTTACCGCGAGCGTCCAAATATTCGAGTATACCGGTCCACTTCAGTTCATCGGCCTTGACACCCGGCAGGTTCTTGATCGCGCCCTTCCACTGGCTCGCCGGCGCCACCGCTTGCCTCATAGCCACAACAGCACGCGCCAGCGCCGAGTAGTACCACTTGTCGCCCGTCGATTGGTACAGCACCTGCCCGGTGTCTACATCACCGGCACCCTCGACAGGCACGGGATAGAACAACGCAGCAACGGTACCGAGCGGCGCGGAACCTTGGCCGTCATTGGTGATGTAGTAGCCGAGATAGCCTGCCTCCTTGATCAACTCCTCGTACTTCGCAACCAGCTCTTCTGTCGTCACAGGCGGCCGCTGCTTCGTGGCTGCGATTTCATCGCGCCACGGGTACAACTTCGAAGCCTTGATGCTGTCAGGGTCCTCGTACCACGGATACAACTTACGCGGGTCGACTGCTACCACGTGCATGTATGGGCCGAGCCCGCGCTCCGGCCGATAGCCGATGCGCGGATCATCGACATTCAATCCGAAGAAGCTCTTGGACGGTCCTCCGCGGAAACGCTCCGCGCCGCGCAGCGGGCCAGTGCCAGCTCGCGCCGGGTCGATGACCTTGAGCCGCAGGTGGCTCCAATGATACAGCGGCGCCAAGCCGTCGCGCACTCGAACCGGCAGCTGCGGGCGATCCGGCAGCGTAGTGAATTCGCCAGCGACCTCGGCGGCTTGGGCCAAGGCACCGTCTTGCGGCAAGGGACCGCGTTCGACATCCACGGGCGCCGCCGCTTCCGACGGCCCTTCCGGTGTGGTTGCGAGAGCCTCTACCAGAGCATCGACCGGCATCCGTTCGAGGTCCTCGGCCGTCAGCTCGCGCCCGGCCTCAACCGAACCGGGAGCCGCGCCGCGCGCCACCACGCCCCGCGTGGCAGCGGACGCCAACAAATCGCGGAGCTCATCGAGCGAGATCGTCCGCGGATCGCCGCCGAGCCGCCGGATCAACTCGACCAATTTACGGCCGACGGGAGACAGCGGCGCGCCGCTCCGTGCATGGCGCACCATTTCGGCCATTGCCTCGGCTACGGTCTCGGGCATACCTACAGCCGTCCCTCCCGCTTCGGCGCGCACGGCCACCGGTGGGAAGCGGCGCAGGAATTCCTCTGGCGACAACGTCGAGCGCTCGGCCAGCCGGCCGTAGGCCGCCGCGTACTGCGCTGCCGTGGCGGCCGCCACGCTCTCCGTCTGGCCAGCACCTACGAGCTGTTGCCGCACGGTCTCGTAGACCTCGGCCCGCAGCCGTTCGGCCGGAGTGACGGGGCGCTCGACAGCCTCGCCGCGCGCTTCGGCCGCCGCGCGGGCCTGGATGTCCGCCAGCTCGGCTTCGAGCTCCGGCGTCAGCCGGGCGCGCTCGGCAGCGGTCATCTGTTCTTGGTTGAGCCGAATGTACGGCATCAAGGCAGTATCGAGCCCCGAGCCCACCACGCTGGAAAGCCACGCGGCCATTGGTATGGAGATGTCGCGGCCCTCGGCCAACGCCTCGCGGACCGCCTCGGCCGTGAGTGACGGGTCGACCGCGGCCAGCAACTCCATGGCGCGCGAGATACCGCCCGCGGTCTGCGCGAGCGCCGTCACTCCCTCGGGCGACACGTAGACCATCTCGGCCGGCGTGCCGGTCGCGGCGGCCTCCGCCCAGGCGCGGAACCGGGGAGGCGCTTTCTTGCGTAGCTCTTCGCCTGACACCCCAGCGCTCAGCAACTCCATCGTACGCTGCATGTCGGCAGACACCTCGGCTCGTTCTATGTCGCGGTACAACGACCGCCGAGCGCCAGGGATGACAGCGTAGAATAGCGACCGGAACAATGCAGCCGCCGAGCCGGCGACCAAGCCCTGGTAAAGCGTGCCCTCGAACAGGTCTCGCTCGGGGTTGTAGGTGCGTTCGACCATGTTCTGCATGATCGCCCCGAGCGTCTCGACTATGGCTTCGCCTCCGGCTGTAGCAGCGATATCGGCCGCGAGCTGCAATACGCGGCGGCTGGCAGGCGGCGGCAACAGCCGCCGCAATGCGAATTCGACAGACAGCGCCTGGATGAACCCAGCTGGCGCGCCTTGTAGCGCCTTGTCGAGCGCCTCGTTCGGCGACAGCCCAGCGGCCAGCGCGCGCTGATAAGCTTCGTCGATGCCGGTCGCAGTTGCGACACCGTACATCGACAGCTGGCCGCCGGTACGGCCGAAGAACCCGCGCGTAAGCAACCCGGTAGTAGCGAACGCCCCGAACGAACCGAACGCTGCGCCCAGATCGCGCCAGACACTGGCCTCCGTACCAGGCGGCGGAGCGAACACCCGTGCGGCTTCACGCTGTAACGTGTCGCCGATCCGGTACAGCCATTGCTCCGAAACGCGGGTTTCGTCAGCGGCTGCCTTCTGCAACCGCTCGAACAGATCGCCGAGCGGCTCGCCGCGCTCGACCCTGGCAACCGTCTCCCCGTAAACCTCAAGTGCAACCGGATCCGTCAACATCAACAGACGGGGGCGCCGCAGCTGCTTGATCACTTCTTCGCGTGGTGTACCGCTTTCGAGCGCCTGAACGGTTTCGTCGAGCACTTGCCGCACCGCAGCCAGCTGCGCCCGCCCGCCGAGCGCACGGGCCTCGGCCATACCTTTCGCGGTAGAACCGAACACGCCGACGAAACCCTCGCCCACACCCTTCACCAACGCTTCGGCTTTGTCCCAGGCGGTCGGATCGCGCATGATGCGCTCGTAGGCCGCCAAGCGTTCAGCGTCCTGTCGCAGCCACGCCGCATGCTCCGCGGCAGCCAGTAGCCGTGCGGTAGCTGGCGCTTGCTCGACAGCCGCCGCCAATCGGAAAGCATCGATCGCCGACCGCAGCGCCTCGACGCCCTCGGGGGTCACCGGTACGGACGGAGGCGGGTTACCTGTCGCCATGGCATACTCATCGACCACCTGCAGGCCGGAGACGAACCGGGTCGGTAGCGCAACCGCAGAAGCGGCCGCAGCACGGCGGCCGGCGAGCTCGGCCTCGGCCGCTTGCTGTTTTTCCAACGTCCGCAAAACCTCGAAGAGGTCGACGGACGGGTCCTTCAGTCGTTGGAGTAAATCTACCATACTCGGCCTCCTTGCAGCACGCTCATGTAGAACAGCATCCAGTATCGTTTGATACGTTCGATACCTTCTTGGATTGTCAGCTTTACATTTTGACCCCCCTCATCGATGTAAACATACTTTGGCTTATCATCAGAATTAGACGAAACCGCACTTTTGATTGCGTTAAAGACTTTCTGAACCAAAGATGTTGGCGGCACCTCAGTAAACAACCCTGCAGGCAGATCGATACTCGGATCGATATCGAGCGCCAACGCGAACGCGAATGCGTCCTCCTTCGTAGGCGACGGGTTACGCTCCAACCACTCTCGCACACGCCGGAGGTTGTTCGCATGGCGCACGGCCGCCTCGTGCGACATGAAGTCATCCTTTTTCACCGACGGGTCGGGTTCGATATGCATCAACGCCGCTTTCGTAGCTTCGATCACCGACGCGCCCAGTTGTTCGGCCGTGAGAGGCACCAACTCGACGATCTCGCCAGGACGGCGCTTGTACTCTGCGCGATACGCCGGCCACTCGCCGCTCAGCGTCCGCACCGGTGCAGTCAATCGCTGTACCAATTGCATCAACTCGTCCTCTGTCAGCTCACGCTGTTGCCGCAAAGTCTCGGCACGAAGCAACTTGGCGAATTCGATCTGGAACAAGCGCGCGTTCTCGAAGTGCTTCTTGTCATCTTTGTCCGTACCGAGCGGATCGAACCCGAGTGATTGCGTCGCAAACGCATGCACACGCTTCAGCGCAGCCACAGCCTTGATATTGGCTTCCAGCTCACGTTGATGCGCTTCCTTGCTCGCTCGTAGTTGAAGTTGCAGTGCATGCAGCTCGCGATAGTCTCGATTGGACAACGACCCCGCGGAAAGATGCTCGAACAAATCGACTTGCAAGAACTTCTCCGGCTCTTCGAGCGCCATCGTGTGAAGTTGCGTGTAAACGCGCATGTCGGAAACAGATGGCCCCTCGCGCATCTTTTCGATCAATTTCTCGACCGCAGCAACTCCATCGGCGCCCAATTGCAGCTGCTGTGCGGCGGTCAGCTTCACTTCTTTACCGGCAACCAACTGTTGCCAGATGCTGTCGAGCATGTCTTGCCGCTCCAACTCGCGAACGAACGTATCACGCTTGTAGCGGGCGACCAACTCGTCCCACGCCAACCGGCGGAGCTCGGGATCCTCGATTTTGTCGACGGCGCGCGCAGCCGCAGCGTAGTCGAAAGGCCTGCCGCTCGATACCGGCGCCGACGGCGCTCCGAACAGCTCCGCCACGCGACGGCGCACGTAGCCGACCGTCAACCCGGTCAGCCCGCGCCGTGCGGCCTCGGCCTCGCCCAAAACACTCTCGACGGGAGTACCCGGCTCGGCAGTGACCATAGCCGCTCCCTCGGACGCGCCGAACCGTTCGATCAAGAAACGGTTCTCGGGCGTCGGGTCGACGCCGAGCAAAGCCGGGTCGTTGGCCATGTCGACAAGCTCACGGCCGATACGAACGGCACGCAGGCCGCGCTCGCGATACTGCGGGTCGTCTACGGCCCACTTGATGTATTCACGGCCGAGCAACTCGGCCAACTCGTCATCCGTCTTCGCTTCGCTCAAACGTTTCATGAACGCATCGGCGTCAGGCCGACTGAGCAATTCGGTAACGGCAAACTCGACCTGCGCGCGCAGAGCATCGCGCGTCGGCCTGATACGGCCGCGCTCGTCAATATGTCCGCGTTCGCGCAACCACGCCAAAAGCCGCTCGCGACGGTCGCCCTGCCACGAAAACAGCCCGGTGTTGGTCGCCATGTTCTTTGCATCGATGTGGTCACCGAACATGTAAGTCGGGTTCAGCTGGTTCTCGCGGTACGCCTCGGCCGTCAGTGCGCGAGCCACGGCGTGCGGGAGCCCCAACCGCACGAACTCATCGTAGACCGCACGGGCAATCGCCGGTGAACCAGGCGGCAAAGTAAACGGCTCGCCGAGAAGACGCGCGACGGCATCGGCGTAACCGTCACGCGAACCGCCCGAATAATAAGCAACGGACGGCGAGCGAGCGAAACGCTCCAAGAACGCCGCAGCCTCGCCACGCCGCAAAGTCGGCCCCAGCACCCGCTCCATCTTCTGCCGGTCGGCGACAGTCAACTTATCAGCCGCGCGCCGTGCCAAAGTCGCCGCAGCCGGCGCCCCGCCCGGTTCATCGGCAGTGGCCATGATCGCCTGCAAGTATGCACTGGACACCAACTCGCGACGCTTCAAGTCGCGCTCTTCGGGCGGTAGACCGTTCAATTCGGCGAACCTGTCGAGCGACTGCAAGGCTTCGTCGAGGTGCCACTGGAACAAGGCCGGGTCGGCCCGCGCGCGTACGGCATCTTCTACCGAGTTGGCCACCGCCGCGGACAGGTTGGCGTTCGTCGCAACTTTCAGCTGATCGGCTTCATGGCGTACCAGATGCTCGTAATACGCGAGCGCGCGCGGTTCCGTCAGGCGATCGTACACGCGTCGCGCGCCAGCTGGCAGATCCTGCGCCAAGCGACCGCGAAGCTCATCGATGCGCCGCTGGTAGTCACCACGCCGGCCCAACGCAGCCGTACCGGTCAGCTGCAAGTAGCCATCCTGGCCGTGCAACACTTCCGCTGCGGCCTTGCTGAACTTGATCGCCGCTTCTCGCGCCAACGTCTCGTTGGTGAGTGCTTCGATCTGGGCCGTAACGTCGGCGACCTCGCCGAGTGCTTGTCCGACACCGAAGAATGCCTGCCCAGCCTGTGCGCCGAACGCGGTCGGCGACACTTGCACGCGCAAGTCTTCTTGCGGCGAAGGACGACTGAAAACTTGTTCGACGTAGCGCTGGCGGGTCATGGCACGTCGAGCCCGAACAGCCGTACTCGGGCCACGGGGACGTTGGTGCGCGACGGCTCAGCCAACGAGGCTCGATACAGCGCGACACGCGACGCCCCGGTCATGAGCTGCCCCGCAGCCGTGTAGATCCCAGCTCGGAGCGCGTTACGCGCAGTAGCCGTCGAGAGCACGCTTTCAGCGCGGTAACTCCAACCCTGCCGGCGGTAATCCTCGGCCTCCAACAGCGTGTTGCGGCGTTCACGCAACGTATCCAGCTCGATGCCCGTGCGGGTTTCGATCAGCACATCGAGCGGTGAACCGTATCCGAGGTCGAGATTGCCAGCCGCGAGGCTGGCCATTTGCGCGCCGAACAACTGACCACCCTCGCGCCGCAGCGCCTGGACGCGCTCAGCACCACGCTCCATCGCATCCAACGCACGCTGTTCAGCGTAGGCCGCATTGGCTCTGGCCACCTGTGCCTGATAACGCGCGGCGACCGCCTGCGACTGTAGCGTGAGCACGCCGCCAATCGTCGACGTGGCCGTGCTGCCGACCAGTAATGCCGTCACCGGGTCGCACACACCGCGCCTCCCCACATCCAAAAACGCCTGACCCGACCGCCCCCTGGCAAACGAACTGGCGCGTCGAGCGAAAACCCGAGACGACGCAGCCAGTTTACTGTCACGTGATGGTCGGCAGCGCAGTAATTCTCCAGCAACAGATAAGCACGCCGCCACCGCTCGACAACACCGGTCGAGACACGAACCAGAGAGACCGGATAACGTCGGACTTCAGGCGCCGCGAGAAACCACGGTGTACCGACCCGGCCCAGCCAGCCGGCCGCGCATCCGAATGCCGCCACAGGAAGGCCATCGACACACGCCAGCCACGCCTCACCTGGCATGCTCTCGACTTGCTCGACCGCCTCACGCGGGCTGACGCCCGCGATCAAAGCAAGCTCTTGCCGATCCGACGCCCGCAGCCGGTCGGCCAACGACGCTGCGAGACACGGATCGTAAGACACGATGACAGGCTTCATGCGGCAACCTCCCAGTCGACAAGGACGGCGCCGATCGTAAGAGGCAGAGGCGCTGGCTGCTCGACGATCAAATTGCCGCCCGGTGCCCAATCCCACCACGGGGTCAACCGCACATAGCCACTGAAGAGCATCGGATCGCTACTCGGCGCCAGCGAAGACTGACCGGCCCATTGCACACGCGACTTGGCTTCGTAGCCCAACTTGAAGCCTCGTGTGTTCTCGACGAGCACATGTACTTCGACCGCGGTTTTCGGGCGGTTCAACACAGTCCCCACATCGGCTACGGAGCCGAGGTCCAAGTCGAGCGTGCGCAGCCGCCGCATGAAAGGATAACCCACGTCTATCACGCGCGCCAGGGTCGGCAACTCGATAGTGCCGTTGGTCACTACCAAGTTGGTGAACACCTCGCCGTCGGCCACGACGGCCACACGCTCACCTTCGAGATGATGTAGCCCGTCGATAGCTTTAGTCTGAGCGGCCAACACGTAGCGTCGGCTGCAGTCGAGAAACGAAGCCAGCTCGGCGGGTGCGTACCTGTCACGTTCGTAAGACGCATCTGCCGGCACGGTAACTGCCGGCCAGAGATCGACCAACCTCTCGACGTAACGACGCATAGCGCCATTCACGCGACGTCGCAGCAAGAAGTACACGGCATCGCCGCGCGCCTCCGGAACAGATGCCACACTCTCGACGAAGACGTCGGTTCCGCCGAATTCGATTGACGACCAGGCCCAGATTTGGTGTTCGGGTATATAGGTCATCGCGGCGACTTTACCGTCATCGAACACAACCCACACCACGCTGAACGGCGACTGTTGGTAGGCCATGGCCTGGATCGAACGATTGTCGAACAGATGCCGTGCAAGAATGGTCAGATCGATGCTCGTCACGTCGCGTGTCAGGCTCAGGTCTCGTAGTTCGCGGCCGCCACGTGTAGCGTAAAGCGCCACGTCACCGATCAACAGAGGCGGCACAGCGGCAGCACCACGGGTGAGTAACGGCCGCAACACGACGTTCCGCGGCGTCAAGTACTCTTGCTGCTCCCCGCCCCGCACGGTCCACGCACCGCTGGCAGTCAGCAACACCAACTTGTCCATCGGGATGACGCCGGTCAATTCGGTGATCTCGTTCGCGCGAACACGGAACGAGATCGCGTCGCTCGCTTTGAGCGGCTGCGACACGTTGAAGTTGCGCGGAGTTGCCGTTTGGCTCATCCACACACCGCCAACGGCCGCCCGTGTACCAGCGAGTACCAGACGCTGCTCGAAGAACGTCCCGTATGCCGGATAATTGTTGGCGCTGTTGAACGGGTTGACCAACTTCTGCGGCGTGTCGGAAGTATCAGGTGTAATATCGTCATCGACGAAAGACGTACCGTCGGTGCCGCCAATGTAACCGAAGACACCGTTATCGAACTTGTAGACAATATAGCGACCGGCTTCAGCAACGGGATCCCACGAAATACGGTTTTTGTAGTTGGAGCCAGCGTTGTTTACTGTCGCCTCAGCACTCGGCAGGCTCTCTTCGCCAGTAGCACCGTCCACCGCCGACACAACGTAACGGTAAGTCTTGTTACCGTTGTTCTGTTCACGGGTAGCAGTGACATTGGTCGGCGGCGAAATGGACGGCCCGAACGTTTCGGCCGTCAGGATCCAATTGTCGACCGCCTGCCTCTGTAGTCGACGCACCGCGTAGTCGCGGTGAAGAATGTAACCCGTAGCTTGATCTCGCGCGAGGGCGACAGGCAATGCCGACGCTGGATAAGGAGACACTACCGAATAGATCGCCGTCACTCGCGCCGTGTTGTCGGGCAAATCGCGCCGAGGCGCGCGAACGTTACCAGGAACCGTTCGCAGCCAAAAAGCATTCGGCCCGTCCAACTCGACCCTGAACAAGCACCTGTCGAGCCCGGTGTCCGTAGTCTGGTCGACGAACACCAACGCATTAGCCGTGAACCCGTGTGAGGTCAATTGGCACCGCGCGACACCGTTTACGGTCGTCACCGTCACCGTACGCGATGTGCTAGCTTTCGCAACGAGCCCGCCATCCCGTACGATGAACAGTTGCCCATCGCCCCAGCACAACACGTAGCTCTCGCTGGCCGCTATCGTAAATGGCATGAGCTGCAGCGGAACGTCGAGCGGCCCCGGGATCTCGGCAACGTACTGCGTCCCGGGACGCGATGTAACGCCGCCCTGCGGGCGAACGAGTAGATTGCGCAGCTCCTTGGCGCCCTGCGCGTACTTCGGCAGGTCGGCCCGCGCCCAAACAGCCGGAGCCAGCTCACCGGCGGTGAAGTTGCTGTGTAGCGTCCGGAAAGCCACGACTACCTCCGCGCGTCGCTGTAATCGTCCGGAGGCTCTTGCAGATAGCTCTTCATGTCTTGCGCCGCGTCGGCCGCCACGGCCGCAGCCAGCGCGGTGTCGCGGAACGTCGCCATTTCACGCGCGAGCGCCGGCGCGCGCACAAGAACGCGGGCGAGAAACTCGGCTAGATGATAGCTGAGCGCTTGAACGAACAACGCCGGATACTGAGTAACATCCTCTACATCGATAAGGACTTCGGCAGCGACGGCCGGCTCGAACGTGTAGATCTTACCTTCCCGGACTTCGAAATCGGGCTCGGGGCGGCCGCGCCGGCGCACGAAACGGTCGGCAGGGAACAAACGGACGACACGCAAAGCGTTGACCGGGTAAGCATAGGCGTAGGAGTAGGCAGTCGGGAAGTCGTTTTCGATCTGCGCCAAGTCGATACGCCGCAGCGCGAACGTCCACAGACTGGCCTGTAGCATCGTCTGCCGCGCCACCGGCCAGTACAGCGCGCACGCGACGGCCTCGGCGCTGTTCTCGTCCAGCGCCGAGATGAACTGCTTACCTATATGCCCGAGCGCAAGATTGCAGAGAGCGACCGGACTGTCGACGGATGCAGCCACACGTCATCACCCTACCCAGCTATCAGAGAGTGCGATAGCGGCTGAAATCGTGGCCATGCACGACACCCGCGGTTACCCTGCCGGCGGTCGTAGCAGCACCAACGATCCTGTAGCGCAAACGCACATAGCGCCGGGTCAAGCCGATCGGCAGCTGCAACTCCTGGAAGACGAAGCCCGCCTTCAACGACGCCACGGGCACGGCGGGCGTAGACGCGATGACGACGCCGCCGCTGAAATTCTCGGCGTTCGAAGTTTCGACGTCCACGGCCAAAGACGAACCTGCGCCCGCCACGTCTTCCACGACCTGAATTCGCAACAGAACATTCGACAAACCGATGTCGCGGTTGAACGTAGGTGCACCGAGGTCGATGACATTCGTCGAATTGATCGTCGAACCAGCACTACCGACCACCGACTGCCGATCGCTGAACAGGTTCTCTTGGTCGAAGATCATTGGATCACCTCCCTTCTGAGTTTATCAGGTCACGCGAGGCTCGTTCTCGACGAGTGCGTCGACCCTGCGGATCGGCGACCCGAGGAACGTCAGGATCGGCCGGCCGCCGATGTCGGCAAAAGTAAGTGTGTAAGCGACTTTGTTCATCGCCTGCTTGTGCAGGAAGCTCATGATACGCTTGTTGCAATAGATAACGGTTCGGCCGCTCGGCTGGTTCGGGTTCTGCAACGCGTAGTAGGCATCGATCATCAAGTCGAGCAACTTCGCCCCCGAAGAAGCATCGGCAGTCAGCGTGTTCACGTCGATGTTGGCGATACGCGAAACCCCCCGCCAATCTCGCACCGACAAACCGAGATGCCAAACGAATTTCTCGCGATACACGTCGTAAAGCCCGCCGTCCGCATCGGTACGGGTCTGCTTGCCCTTGTCCTCACGCTGGATACCGGCGCGCGTGCCCTCCGGATAAAGCAGATGGGCCGCATTCTCGCCCCAGGTTACGAACCACATCGAGGTATTGGTGTTGCCTGTGCCACCACCATCGATGATCTGCGACCCGTTGGGTGCGGACATGGAACTGAAACGCGGGGCCAGGCCCGTGAACTTCTCGGGCTCGGTAGCCACGTCACCGTAGATGATAGTGCGAGCCGCTTCCTGCGCCAAAGCTTCGAGGTGCGCATTGGCCTCGTTGAGCCTGAACTTCGCAGGGTTCTTCTGCAACTCGACCAATCGCGCATCGACCTCCGACCAAGTCTCCATGAAGCCGGTCGCCTCGGAGACCTGCGCGGTCGTACCCTTGGTCGGCCGCACACCCTGATAGAGCCGCCGCCAAACAGGGGTAGGCAACCCGGTCCGCACCGTAGTCAAATGCGTAGCGCCCTGGTTACACTCCATCGCCGGCGCGTCTTCGAGAATGGTGTTGTACTGCGCCAACATCTCGATGACATCGGCGATCTCGCGATTGGCATCTTGCTGGCGAAACGCATCTGCCAGCGTCAAATACGTGTTACCGATCGTCGGCACCGTTCAGCCTCCCCCTTATTGGTTACGCCCGCGTCAACGGGGTCGTTTTACCGTAGAGACGACGCTCGATAGGTTCCGGAGCCGCAGCGCTCATCGCAGCCGGCGTCCCGTCCTCACGCAGCATCTTCCCCACGCGCCAGAACAACTTGAGTACGGCCGGATGATTGTTCAAGCCTGTTAATTTGAGCACCTCATGAAGCTCTGGCGTACCCAACTTGTCGAGCGCACGGTTAGCTACGGTAACGGCCGCCTCGAAACCTTCCGAGTACTCAGGGTCGCTTCGCGCTTGCTCGGCCCATCGCGCGATGACCTGTGCATGCTGCTTGGCCTGTTCATCGAGGCTGGCCTTGACACGGGCTTCGAACGCAGCGGCGAGCGCCTGCGCCTGACGTCGCGTGATGCCCAGCTCGCGCATCACGGGCTGCATCGTTTCCAACAGGCCCGCATCGACATCGACCCCCTCGGAGAACTTCAACTCGTAATCGGGCTTCTCCGGCACCGTGTCGAGCGGATCCGGCGCGGGCGCCGTCTCGGCTTTCGGCTCAACTGCCTTCTCATCCGCCGGCGCAGGCTCCGCCGACGCACGCTCGACCAACTCGGCTCCGAGCACCGGGGCTGCGGGTTCAGCCGAAGCCACGGCCTCGGGCTTGGTTTCGGGTTGCGGCGCGCTGGCCACTGCTTGCTCGCTCATACTACCTCCCTCTTACTAGTGGACGCCTGGCCGAGCAGATGACGGTGCAGATGTGTTACCGGTCGCTTCGGCCATCAACTCGGCCAGCTCGAAGTCTTCTTGCATCGCTCGGAGCAAAAGACGCCAGTCCACCTCGGCCGCCAAATTGAACAGCGACACGCCGAGCAACCGACGCCCCTCAGCCATCGGGTCAGCAACACCGCTGGCAGTGAACATGCCCGATGCTTTCATGATCCCTAACAGCAATCGCCGGCCTTCGACCGTGTTGAGCACGGCCCGCATGTCGGCATCGAGCATCTCTTCGACATCGATAGTCGTCATGGCAGCGCTCCCACGCGGCGTAGTAACTCCGTGACGTTGTCGCGCCCCAGCCCGCCGCTTTCGGCTAGAACGCGCGCTCCTTCGGCGACCGCGGTGACGGCCGGCGCGGCTTTCGCCGCTTGCTCGATTTGCATCTGACGCTGCATCGCCGCCGCTCGCGCCTGTCGAATAGCCGCCACCTCGTCTTCGTCGCGCAACACCGTCGCTGGCGCGCCGATCAAGTCGGCGTACTCGCGCGCAGCGGCGTCAACGTCGAGCGCGTCGACCACTTCCGGCACTACAGCTGCAATCGAACCGACGAACGCCGAAAAGCGTTCCAGAGACCCGGTCGAAATGACCTTTTGTGCCTGGGCCAACAGCGAGATGTAGTCTATCAGAAGCGGCTGATCCCGCAAAGCAGAAGGCGGAGGCGGTATACGCCCCTGCTCCAACAGCAAAGTGAGCGCGCCGAAGATCAACGGACGCAACTTCTCTTTGTGCTGAAGTTCCAGCACCGGGCCGAGCCCGATCAACTTCTCTTCGTGCCGCTCTTCGATCTCGCGCGCCGTGATCTGTCGCCGATCCGAGAGCGAAATCATCAAGAACAAATCGGATTGATTTCATAAATCGGAGTAAGACCGCGATCGATATCGACGAAATTGATCGCACCCGGCAAAGTCGAAAACCGCGTGTTGCGCAACGCAGTCGGCGCATTGAGCGGCGGCCGCAGCATGCGCTTGACGGCCTCGGCCCTGTCGCGCTCCATGACCTGCAGCATTTTGACGTCGGGTAGACAATCCATCGCCGGCGACCGCCCGTAAATCTCGTTACCCGAGACATACCAACGACTGGCGATGATCGGGTTCCGGCGATAGCCACCGATCCGCAAAAACTTGTCGCTGGGCCCGCCCGCTTCCCACCACAACGACGCGACCGGCATACGGTCGGGCGTCGAGCCGAGCACCACGTCCCCACGATACCTCGGCGCAATGAGCCGAGACACGACCACAGGCTCGTAACGCGCGCCCTTCGTCCACAGATTGCGGATGGTAGTAGAGACGACATCCCAGTTCGGAGAAGCCGACGGATCGCCATTATAAACGAACTGGCCGACAACTTGTTCGACGGTCAACGCTACTTCGTGGTAGCACACCGTAACTCGGTTTTCCGCATCGGCAGCAAGCCAAAACGTACCGGGTTCCAACTGACGCAACACGATACCGCCGGCAGGCGAGTGCTCGTTGACGACTTCTTCCAGGATAGCACAGTCGGTACCGTAAAGCGCCAAATCGCCATAACTGACATGCAGCGAGTTGTAGATACCGGCCGACTGAAATACCTGCCGCATGATGCGCTGGACCATGTCCAAATACTCTTTCACGTCATGCGCGTTACGAAGCTCTTCTGAAGCAGGAACCAGTCGGAACCACGGGCGTGCCGGGCTCGAAATGCCGGCATGCATCCCGGACTGCAGCGTACGCAGCGCGATCGTGCCGGTGCTGTTGATGATCCGATCGTTTACCTTGCTACCGTTGTCGATCCGGTCTTGACCAAAGAACGAGCCACGGCGCGGCAAGAAGTACTCTTGCAGCTCCGCGTAGTGCTCATTGTACGAAGCACGCAGACGCTTGAGCGCATCGGCCAGCGCCGCGGCCTTCGTCTTGTCGTTGGTGACGCTGGTCATCCGATCAACGAACTCAGCGCCGAGCGCAATCGATTATAGATATAGCTGAGCGCTAGTTGATCCGTCACGCTCGTGTCGACCGCCGGTGCGCCAAGAGGCACCGCACCGGTCGAACGCGCTCGCGCCCCGACGGTAGCATCGACGTCACGGCGCGCTTCGGCGCCCACCATGCCGCGATCCGGTTGCTTCTGTTGAGCGATCTTGGGCGGCTTCGGGGGCTTGGGAGTAGATATACCGCACATGTAGTCGTTCACCTCCATGGATCGAACTCGGTTGTGTCGACAACAGGATATGGTGCGCTCAGCGGCGATGACAACTCTTCACGAAGAACAGGGAATGCAAACGTCAGCGCAAGTGCATCTGCCCGATCAGGGCTCGGCAGACCACGCCGCCGCATCTCGACTTTGCTTTCGAGCGCCACTTTGCCATCGAGCCGCGGCAGTATCTCGGGTCCGATAAGATCTTCGATCAAACGCGGATCATTCGGAATGGCGCCACCTGCTCGTAGCCACTCGCGCATGTCACGCCACATCTCGGCCCGCCGGTTCAAGTAACCGGGATCGACCGGTTTACCCGAACCCCAAACCAAGTGCCACCTACGCCCCATGACAGTACCGGCCGAAACGATACCGGTACCGTAACCGGCATCGACGAATACGGCCGAAGCTTTGTGCTGCGTTTCGTACATCGCCAGCTTCTGCGCAACCCATACGTCGTTGTCGTTCTTCGGCATGACATCGAGTATTTCGGCATACAAACCCTGCCGTTTGACGATCACCAGCTCATCGTCACCGGTCCACGCCGGATCGCAAGCCAATACGACGGGCGCGAAGCGGTATTGCTCCGGCCGCAGATGACGGCCGGCCGCCGCTTCGACAAGATCCGTCGGGATGAACTGCATGGTCGACGCACTCGGAAACTGACCACGGACGCGGACACGGAAGAAATCGCTGTCCTCGCCGTAAACGTTCGCCCACTCGGCAAGCAGCTCCTTGTTGGTGCCTTCGACTTCACGCGCATCGATGTGGCCTACGTTCCACATGGAACGATATCGCCGAAAGCACTCGCGGAACCGACCGGTGTTACGCGTCGGGTTACCGAACGCCAGCCAAAGGATGATGGTCTGTTCGTCGGTGAGAGCACCTTCGGCGACTTCCCACACACTGTCGGCAATCGCCGACGCTTCATCCATGATCAACACGATGATCCGGCCGACGTTGTGAAGCCCCGCGAACGCCTCGGTGTTGTGCTCGCTCCAAGGGACGAAATCGACACGCCACCGCTCGCGAAACGACCCGCTGTTACACGCGATGCGGAGCGTCTCGATACTGAACAGATTGCGGCTCACCGACAATCGAAACCACTTCGCGAACTCGGGGCTGGTCTTGGTCCTCAGCTGATTTTCGGTGTTCGCCGTCACGAGCACCCTGGCGCCGGCGTGGCACGTCATCGCCCAGTTGGCGATCATCGCCAACAACGACGATTTGCCGATACCATGACCCGACGCGCGAGCAATCCGCAGCGGTTTGAAACGGGTCTCGGGCGAAGCCAGATGATCGCGGA